GACGCGAAGGCTAAGACCCTTGCGAGCGGCGGTAAGTCAATCATTGAGCAGCTTGCACAGTATTTGGGATTGGGGACGCTCAGTATCGTCCCTGATCTTTCGGTGCAAGACGGCATTCAAGCAGTAAGACAGATGCTCCCCCGTGTGTGGTTCGACAACAAATGTTACGAGGGTGTCGAAGCGCTTAAACAATATCAGCGCGAATACGATGAAGATAAGAAAGCGTTTAGGCAGACACCAAGGCACGATTGGACTAGCCACCCTGCCGACGCATTTCGTATGATGGCGATTAGCTGGAAGAATGAACCGGTATTCAAAGCGCCGGATAGAGAGAAGCCTTTGATGGTAGGCCCGCAAAACACAGTTACCCTCAACGATATGTGGGCAACTGCTAAACCTAAAGGAGCACGAATATGAGTGGCGTTTCTTACCCGTATCGCTATTTTTATGAGCACGTTGCAGCAGGTCAAACCGCGCAAATATTAGGGCCAACGGGCGCTAAAGGCGACTATCTACACAGGTTGATCTGTACCGTGACCACAGCAGCATCAGGCAACGTCGTTATCGTTGACGGTTCGGGAACGGGCATCCTGACGCATACCGTATTGCCTGCAAGCGCAGGTACAGGCGTTAACGTTTACAACATCGAGGTCAATGCTGTTAGCGCAGATGGTGCGTGGAAAGTCACCACCGGTGCAGGCGTTGAAGTCATGGCTGTCGGGATATTCAGCTAATGAACAAGCCCGGTTTGTACGCCAACATCCTAGCTAAGCAAGAGCGGATCAAAGCCGGTTCGGGCGAGAAGATGCGTAAGCCTGGTGATCCCGGTGCGCCGACTGCAAAGGCTTTTCGTGAATCTGCTAAGACTGTGAAGCCGGAGAAAAAATGAGCGCAGCGTGGCAACGTAGCGAGGGCAAGAATCCCCAAGGTGGCTTGAATGCCAAAGGACGAGCTTCGTACAAAGCTGAGACGGGCGGCACGCTGAAGCCTCCCGTCAAGGCAGGCGACAATCCGCGCAGAGCGTCATTCCTTGCTCGCATGGGCAATATGCCTGGCCCGATGGAAAAGAACGGTAGTCCTACTCGATTGGCATTGGCGTTGAAGGCGTGGGGTGCGTCTAGTAAAGAGGATGCCCGCGCCAAGGCTCGCGCTATCTCGGAGCGTAATCGTGACTGAACAAGAACGTCTAGCGGCGGCGCTGGCGTATCAACAGGCACAGCAACCGGCAATGATGAACCCGAACCTAGCGCGTCAAGGTGCGCGAGGGCGGGAAAACATGATGCCGCCTACGTCCATCATGGACGAGCGTTATCCGGCTTTTAAGCGCAATCAGGAAGATGCCGAAAAGCTGATGCTAGGGTTGGATATTGTCGGCTCAACGATCCCATTGGCAGGCCCTGCAATGAAGGGCGCAAAGATACTAGGTCAAGCCGCAGCACCACAGATCGCGCAAGCACTTGAGAACTACACGTTCAAGACCGGCATGGCGTTGCCAGTAATTGATACAACAGGATTGCCCAACAAAGGCAGGGATTTGATTCGTAGCAAAGCAGATGAGTTATCCGACACGCTAAACAAGCAAGGTTTTCAAGCAACTGCGGAATACTCAGGCAGCGCAGCAGGGCCATCCGCTTATGTCAATGTATTTGACCCGCAAACAGGTCGATTTATCACTTCCCCTGCAAGGATTTCGGGGCATTCTAAAGGCCCGATTCAAAGCCAATTCGTGCATGAAATTTCGGATGAACCGCAATCAACGCAAAAATTTGTTGATCTTGCAATGGAAATGCGGGCTAAAGGGCCGACAAAATTGATGCAAAAACAAGGCGAAGCGGAAAAAGCCGCAATGCAAATGCGTTATGAAAGCGCACAGAAGAAAATAGCTAAAGGTAAGTCGTTAACGAACAGCGAACAAGAAGCCGTAAACATACTAGGACGAGAATAATGGATGAGCAAAGCACAGGCTTGCAAAAGCTGCTGCATAACGTTGCAAGCTATGACGGTGACTTTAAGAAGTGGGAAGCCCGCGCTCAAAAAATCATCAAGCGTTATCGGGATGACAACCGCAGCCAGAACACAAACGAAACTGCCAAGTTCAACATCTTGTGGAGCAACGTTCAAACGTTGATTCCTGCTGTTTACGCTCGTCTGCCCAAAGCTGATGTGTCGCGTCGTTTCGGTGATAACGACCAAGTGGGACGGGTTGCTTCGCTGCTAATAGAACGGGCGCTCGACTTCGAGATCGAGCACTATCCTGACTTTCGGCAAACGATGAAGCACGCAGTCGAAGATCGTTTCCTTGGTGGGCGTGGGACTGCCTGGGTGCGCTATGAGCCGCACGTCAACGCTGTCGATATGCCCGAAGATGGGCTAGAAGTGACCGAGGACATTGACGATCCTGAACCCGGTGTGCAGAACGACCCTACAGCCGGTCAAGAACCAATGGAGGAGATTGAGTACGAATGCGCTCCCATTGACTATGTGCATTGGAAAGACTTTGGCCACTCAGTAGCTCGCACATGGGAAGAAGTAACGGCTGTTTGGCGGTGGGTTTACATGACCCGCGAGGCCCTGGTAGAACGTTTCGGCGAGGAAGTGGGCGAAAAGATACCTTACGACGCAGGCCCGGATACCCTTAAGCAGTACGGTCAAAGCACTAAAGAGCACACCCGCGCAAAGATTTGTGAGTATTGGTGCAAAGAATCGGGCAAGGTGTATTGGTTTAGCAAGTCAATGCCGAACATCATTGACGAGCGCGACGATCCCCTTGAGCTAGAAGGATTCTTTCCCTGCCCGCAGCCGTTATATGCAACCATGACCAGTGATACCCTCGTGCCGGTGGCCGACTTTGTGCTGTACCAGGATCAGGCTAACGAGCTTGATATCCTGTCAGATAGGATTGACGGGTTGGTCAAGGCTTTGCGCGTTAGAGGGGTCTATGACGCTTCTCAGCCTGCCTTGCAGCGACTGATGACCGAGGGCGAAAACAATGCTTTGCTGCCGGTCGATACTTGGATGGCGTTTGGCGAGAAAGGTGGCTTGAAGGGCGCTATCGACTTCCTGCCAATAGACATGATTGCTCAGACCCTCATCCAATGCTATCAAGCCCGGACTGAGATCAAGAATCAGATATATGAAATCACGGGTCTGTCGGACATTATCCGAGGATCGTCGTTTGCCTCCGAGACGGCTACGGCACAGCAGATCAAGGGGCAATACGCCTCGATCCGGCTGCGCTCAATGCAAGAGGATGTTGCGCTTTTTGCGACCGGCTTGCTACGGCTAAAGGCGCAGGTAATCTGCACCAAGTTCCAACCGCAAACCATTGTTATGTTTGCAGCGGCAGATCAAATGCAACCCGAGGATCAGCAGTTGATTCCTCAGGCTCTCGCGCTACTGAAAAACAAGCCGTTGCGTAATTTCCGCATCGAAGTTGCTGCTGATTCTCTCGTTCAGCTTGACGAACAGAAAATGAAACAAGAGCGCGGTGAATTCCTGCAAGCGTTTGGCTCGTTCTTGCGCGAAGCATTGCCGTTAGGTCAGCAAGCGCCGGAAATGATCCCGATGATTGGTGAATTGCTCAAGTTTGGCGTGGGTGCATTTAAGGGTGCAAGGCAGATTGAGGGCGCTATTGATCAGTCGATCAACAAGCTAGTCAATAAGCCCCCGGTTGAGCCGCAGCCTGACCCTGAGATGCTCAAAATGCAAGCAGAACAGCAGATGGCGCAAGGCAAGATGCAAGCAGACGGGCAACTTGAACAGGCCAAGATGCAAGCACAGATGCAGATTGAGCAAGCAAAGTTGCAAGCGCAGATGCAAATGGATCAAGCAAAGTTGCAGCTTGAGCAGGCTAAGACGCAGCGCGAAGTCGAAGTCGAACAGATGCGGGCGCAAATGGACGCGCAGAAAATGGAGTTCGACCGTCAGAAAGCCGAAATGGAAGAGCAATACAACCGGTGGAAAATTGAGCTTGAGTCTGCAACAAAAGTTACCGTGGCAAGGATCGGTGCTAACCCTGGCGTGGATATCCCGCTAATTGAGGCTGCAACCGCTTCTGCTGAACGCATGACCGCTGAGCTAGGTAACGGCGTGCAGATGGCGCTGCAAAACGTCGAAAAAATGCAGCAGGATATGGCGGCTTTGCACGATCAGACTGCGGGCAAGATTGAAAGTTTGCTTTCTGTTATGTCTGCACCCAAGCGGATTATTCGTGGGCCGGACGGTAAAGCGGTGGGAGTTGAAATCGCAACATGAACGCCGGATGGGACAGCGGTACATGGGATGACGCGACATGGGATTACGTTCCAACGCTGATTGATGATACCCATGACGGCGATTACCTGAAAGACCGCTTTGCAAAGGAAAAGGCGGTACAGGAGGAGCGTCGCCGGGAAGTTGTTGCGCTATATGAAAGAATTGTTGAGGGCAAGGAAGATATCCCCGAAGTTGTCGAGCCGCTAAAATACATAACCAAACAACAGATTTTGACAAGTAATCTTAATTTTGATAAATTAATCGCTGATCTTAAGAATGCTGAAGCGATATGGCTTCAGCACGTTGAAAACGACGACGAGGAAATTCTGCTACTTTTATGAAAAAACGGTGGATATACGTTAATGGCGAAGCGATAGAAGTTGGTGACTACGAACCGACTGCTGTGCATCACATCATGCCGGACATTCAGCCGTATCAGTCGATGGTTGATGGGTCAATGATTACGAGCCGCAGCCGCCACAGAGAACACCTGCAAGCGCATGGCTGCATAGAAATTGGCAACGAAAAGATGGAAACGAAAGTTGCTCCGGTCAAAGATAACCGCAGGGAAGTCTTGCGGGCGCAACTGGCAAGCATGACGCATTCCGAAGCGAACAAGATTCTTAGCAGACTTCGTGATGACGCTAGATTTACTAACCCCCACAGGGAACGATAAAAATGAGCGATCTGAACACAGTTGTGCCACTTGAAGATACCCGCAGGGAAATGCTCGAGCAGCAGTTTGATCAGACTGTAAGCGCACCCGCAGGCGAGACTGCCCGCGTTGATGTGCCGAGAGACACGGAAGGCAAGTTTGCGCCTGCTGAGCAGACGATGGTGCAGCAAGCAGAAGAACCTGCTGAAGAGCCGGTGTGGAAACGTCCCCCGGCATCGTGGAAGAAGGACTATCACGAAGCCTGGTCAACTGCCGATGACAAGCTAAAAGAATACGCCTGGCAGCGAGAAGAACAGATGAAGGCAGGGGTTCAGCCCCTGATGGAAAAAGCAAGGTTTGCAGATCAGTATCAAGAAGTGATGACCCCCTACATGGACACGATCCGTGGACTGGGAATTGATGGGCCAAAAGCCGTCAAAGCATTGATGGAAGCCGATCACGCATTAAGGTATAGCGATCCGCAGCAAAAGCAACAACTTTTCTTGCGTCTCGCTCAGCAATACGGTGTGAATTTTGGAGATGGTAGCCAACTGCAACAACAGGCGGCTGTTGATCCAAACATCTCAGCACTACATCAGGAACTGAATCGAGTACGTGGTGAGGTGATGAGTTGGAAAGAAGAGCAAGAGCAGGTGCAAAATCAGTTACTACTTGGCGAGATCAACAATTTCGCTATGAAGGCTGAGCATTTCGAGGAAGCTCGTCCAGTAATGATTACGCTGCTACAAAGCGGTGTGGCATCTACATTGGACGAAGCGTATGAAAAAGCAATACGCCTAGACGACAACCTTTATCAGCAAGTTCAGCAGGGACGACAATCCCAAGTTGATACTCAGCAAAAGGTAGCAGCAAATAACGCTGCTAAGAAGGCTAGGGCGGCAGCGGTTAGTGTCAGAAGTGCCGCACCCGGCGCGACAACGGCTACCAAAGCGCAAGATCGCCGATCACTACTTGCCGATCAATTCGACAACGTAGCGGATCGACTCTAATAATCTGATAGGAGACTTCTCATGGCTTACGCCAATAGTTCTATCAGCGACATTATCGCTACCAACATCCAAAGCCGTAGCGGTGAGCTTGCTGATAACGTAACAAACAACAACGCACTCCTGCGTCGATTGAAGGAACGTGGAAACGTTAAGACCTTCTCAGGCGGTAACGTCATCCTCCAGGAAATCATGTACAACGATTCGGCAACCAACAACACCAACAGCTATAGTGGCTATGAAGTGCTCTCGGTCAGCCAAAACAGCCCAATTAGTGCCGCACAGTTCTCCATTACCCAATACGCCTCGGCAGTTTCGATCAGCGGCTTGGAGATGATTCAGAACAGCGGGAAAGAAGCGATCATTGACCTGCTTGACGGTCGTATGAACGTGGCTGAAGCTCAACTGGCAAACCGTATCAGCGGCGATCTGTACCTTGACGGCACGGGTAACGCAGGTAAAAACCTGACCGGCTTGGGCGCTGCTGTGCCTGATAGCCCGTCTACGGGTACTTACGGCGGTATTGATCGTGCGACCTGGACGTTTTGGCGTTCGGTTGCTTTCTCCGGTGTAACGAATGGCGGTGCTGCTGTTACTGCAAGCAATATTCAGCAGTACATGGACTCGCTTGCTGTTCAGTTGATTCGTGGAACGGACAAGCCTGACCTGATCGTTGCTGACAACAACTTCTATCGTTTGTACCTGCAATCGCTTCAGTCGATTCAGCGTATCAGCGATAGCGGTTCGTCGATGGCAGGCGCAGGTTTTGCATCGCTGAAGTATTACGGTGCAGGCATGGGTTCGGACGTGGTGCTTGACGGTGGTATCGGTTCTTCCGCAACCGCTAACCACATGTTCTTCCTGAACACCAAGTACCTGATGTTCCGTCCGCACGCTGATCGGAACTTTGTTCCTATCGGTGGTGAACGCCAAGCTGTGAACCAGGACGCGATTGTGAAATTAATCGGGTGGGCTGGAAATCTTACGTCAAGTGGCCCGCAGTTCTGCGGCGTGCTGATCGCATAAGGAGAAAATAAAATGCCTACATTCAGCGTATCCGGTGTTATCGGCACTAACTTTACCGATACTTCATCGACTTCCCAATTCACTCCCGGCACGAAAGTGCTGTTGAGCGATGGCGGCGAAGCGATGTATGTGCAAGCCTCTGAAGCAATCAGCACTTACGGCGCGGTGACCATTACCGCCTCGCAGACTGCTGCTTTGCTGACTACCACCAACTCGGCAAACAGCAAGCGCGTCGGTTTCGCGCAAGTCTCGATTGCCTCGGGCTATTACGGGTGGGTGCAGTTGTCCGGTGTGATGCAAGTGAACCTTGCAGCTAACTGTGACGACAACGTGCCTCTGTATACGACCGCAACTGGTGGCGTGTTGGACGATGCAACGGTTTCCGGTTGTTTGGTTATCGGCTGCACTTCGACCCGCACGATCTCGAATGCCACGGCGGTTACTTGTATTGCTGCGGGCATCTCGGTTATCGGCACAGGTGCAATGCCTGGCTAATGGAAAATCTCGCGCAACTAAAAGTTAATGTTAAAGCCGCAGGGACGCCTGATGGCATTGTGTCTAACATTCGCTCTGCGATTGCGCGGGGTTTACCGGAGTTAGTACCAAGTCTCATTGCTCACGATGGTCACATGGTCATCGTGGGTAGTGGGCCTTCCATGCCGTCTCAGATTGAGAATATACGAGCAGAACGCGAGCGCGGTCGTCCTATTTTTGCAGTCAAGGCAGCGCATGATTTCCTTTGCAAGAACGGAATACAGCCCGATCTATGGTGCTGTGTTGACCCACGCGATAGAAGCGCACAGCTAAGCGAAGCAAACGCGCACACGGTCTATCTAGTGGCTTCTCGGTGCGATCCGTCAATGTTCGACGCTCTCAAAGCAAACAAGGTAATTTTGTGGCACTCGTTTGCCTACGAGGAATACAACGACGAACCTTTCAGCAGCATCTTCAACAAGAAGTTTCTTGTCGGCGGTGGCACTACGTCGGGGATGCGTGCGGTGTCGGTAAGCTATGTTTTAGGTTTCAGAACGTTTGAGATGTACGGCTTCGATTCTTGCCTAGCAGGTGATGGCAAGACCAAGCGATTCACAGGTGAGGGCGTAGATGAACCGATTGATGTGATCGTCGGTGGTAAACGGTTCTTGTCGAATGGCGCAATGGCGCAGCAAGCAAACGAATTTCAAGAATACTTTAAGACGCTGCCTGACATTCACTTTAATGTGCATGGCGGCGGTCTAATCGCAGCAATTCTGGACGAGCGCAAACGCCTCGGAAAGCGAGTATGAGAGTTTCATTCATGCACAGCGGCGGTGCTGAGATGGCATCCTACCGATTGAGAGCGCAGCTTCCTTCAGCCTATTGCGGGCATGAATCAAGACTTAACGCGCTAGGGACGGATGTTGCGGTGTTTTGCAAGCCGCACCAAGACGATCTTGAGGTCTTAAGACAAGTTAATGCAAGGGGTGCTAAGACGGTAGTTGACCTATGTGACGACCATTTTGAGCACCCAAACTTAGGGAAACTTTATGAAGCAATGGCTAGAGAAGCTCACGCAGTTGTTTGTCCGACTCAGGAAATGGCTCGACGAATCCGCAGCTACACTCAAAGGGAAGCTCAAGTAATACCCGACTCATGGGAGCAGCGGGGACAGCCCCATGCTGACGGTAACAAATATTTGTGGCTAGGGCATCAAAGCAATCTGAAAGAAATATTGCCGTATCGGAAGATGCTTAAACAGTACGACATGACGTACTGCACCGGGCCGAATGATCAGATTGAGTGCGTGCCGTGGTCTACGAGCGCACAGACACAGTTGTTACATGAAAGTAACATTGTTTTGCTGCCAAGCAAGGGTGAGACGTACAAAAGCGCTAACCGGCTGATCAATGCAATCATGGCGGGTTGCTTTGTAATAGGCAGTAAGATTGATAAGAACAAGGAATTCAGACACTTTTGTTACCTTGGGCCGCTAAAGGGCGGGCTTCAGTTCTCGCAAGCCTATAGGCACGAATTGAACGGCTTGGTGCGAGAAGGGCAGCGGTATATACAAATGAACTACTCACCGGAACAGATCGGAGCGCAATGGGACACAGTATTCGCCTCCATCTAGGGGCAGGTGATAGGTCTTGGCCCGGATGGATCAACGTCGATTGTATTGGGGATCAAGACCTGATCTCAGATGTAACGAAACTTGATTTGCCGGATAATCATGCCGACGAGATTTCAGCGATCCATTTGTTCGAGCACATCCCTACACCCAAAGCGAAACAAACGTTGCTTGAGTGGTTGCGGGTGCTGAAGCCAGGCGGTCAGTTGTCGCTTGAAATGCCGTGTCTTGACAATGTAATTGCGCTATGGAATCAGGGACACAGGAACGATGACTTGATCGGGCGTGCATTGTTCGGAATGCCCGAACCTGATACGATGCGCCATCATTGGTGCTACTCGAAACAGCAAATAGGCACTATGTTAGTTGAAGCAAACTTTGAAAATGTACGTTTTGAAGAACCATTTTTCCACTTGCCGCAGCGTGATCTTCGCGTTGTTGGCAGCAAATCTAAGGAGTAATCATGGCTATCCCGTCACGCGTTTTGGGTAGTGGTAATTCTTCGCTGTCAACGGTTTCGATCTGCGGTGATGGTGCAACCGGTCTTGTTGCTGTAGGCAGCACGATTGCTGACGCTCTTCAACTGTCGGCGGTGTTCAACGCAATCACGACTTCATCTTCAGGTACGGGCGTAATTTTGCCTCCGACTGAAGTAGGTGCAATGGTTGGTATTCGTAATGATTCGGGACAAACCATTACGGTCTACCCGAAAGCAGGATCGACGATCAATGCTGCTGCATCGACTTTGAGCGTTGCAAACGCAAAAACTGTCATTCTGTTTGCTACTAGCGCAACTACTTGGGCATCCGTTCTTACTGCATAAATTTTTCCCCACAGGAGAAAACAATGGCACTTGATTCAGACATTAACAACGCAGACTCGCAGCTCTATGTCGAGTTCTACACGTCAGACAAAGACCCCTACAAGGGCAAGCCGTTCATAAGAATCGTAGTGCCGGGTGATAAAACGACAGTAATTGATCAGCCGGTGCGGGATGACCACAAAGAGCGTTTCCCGCGCCAATGGTTGCACTTTCAGATGCAAAGCGGTGATGGCCCTGTAATTGGCACGCCGCTGAAAGATTGGCATCAGGATCGTCCCGAAGAACTAACGGACAATCAGCTTGCTGAGTTGCAGATTCTTAAGTTTCAGACAGTTGAGCAAGTAGCAACTGCAAGCGATAGTCAGCTTCAACGGATCGGCATGGGTAGTGCAGGATTGCGTGAGCGTGGGCGCAGTTACCTATTGAACAAGAATCAAAAGGTTAGCAGCGGGGAGTTGGAAGAAACCCGCGCACAACTTGAAGAACTGAAAGCACAGATGGCGATGCTTTTAGAGCAACGCAAACCTGGCAGACCGAGGAAAGAGAATGTCAACGACAACGATGCTAGGGTTGGTGCAACAAGTAACTAATGAACTTGGTGTTGCAACCCCGTCAAGCGTAGCAGGTAACACAAATCAGGACGTGATCCAAATACTCGCGTTGATGAACGCGAACGGATACGAATTCCTGCGTCGTTTTGCTTGGCGGGAGTTGACTAAGCAATACTCGTTTTATACCGAATACCTGACAACGACGGGCACTTGGACGACAGCAGCCCGCACGATCACGATGGCCTCCACTACGGGACTTGATACGACGTATCAGGTTCAAGGCACAGGCATCAATCAGAATACCTACATCGTTTCTGTAGACTCTTCCACGCAAGTCACGGTCAATCAAGACTTTTCTGCAAACGGTACTGCTGCAACGGCGTACTTCCAAAAAGTCAAATACGCGCTTCCCTCTGATTATGAAAGTCTTGTTCCGCGTACCATGTGGGACAAATCCAAACATTGGGAAATGCTAGGGCCTGAGAATGCTCAGCAATGGGAATGGCTGTTGTCAGGCTATATCTCGACTGGCCCGCGTATCCGGTGGCGCTTGCTTGGTGAATACTTCCAAATTTGGCCCGGTATGTCTACGGCTGAATATCTAGGTTTTGAGTACCGCAGCAAGGGGTGGGCAGAATCTTCAACCGGCACGGTTAAGAACTCGTTTACCGTGGACACAGACACTTGTATCTACCCTGATCGGTTGATGGTCAACGCGACCAAGCTAAAGTATTTCGAGGCTAAAGGCTTCGACACTACGGCAATGATGCGTAACTACCTGACCGAATTGGAAGCAGCGAAGGCGCTGGATATGTCGTCTGCCAATCTGTCGCTTGCACCGCGTCCGGGTACTGTGCTTATCGGTTACGACAACATCCCCGACAGCGGCTACGGTACTAACTGATGGCAACAAGCGCACGCCGCCGCATGATGGTTCAAGGGACTGCCGCGCAAGTGGCTTCCTTGCCTGCGCCTATCGGTGGATGGAACGCCCGCGATTCGCTTGCCAACATGGAGGCGACTGATGCTGTGCAGTTGACCAATATGTTCCCTGCGGTGTCGAGCGTCAATCTGCGCGGTGGTTATCAACGGTACGCAACGGGCATCACAGGGCAAGTCGAGAGTCTTTTTAATTACTCAGGCGGCGCATCAGAAAAACTATTCGCAGTAGCTAGTGACAAAATCTACGACGTAACAGCAGGCGGTGCTGTGGGCGCTCCAGTCGTCTCAGGATTGACGAACGCTCGGTGGGAGTATGTCAACGTATCAACGCCGGGTGGCTCGTTCATGTACGCCGCTAATGGCACAGATGCGCCTTTGCTCTACAACGGATCGACATGGACTTCAATCACAGCATCATCGTCGCCTGCAATTACAGGGGTTACGACAACAACGCTTGATAATGTGACTCTGTTTAAAAACAGGGTTTGGTTTATCCAAAAGAACACCCTTGTTGCATGGTATCTGCCGACTTCCTCAATAGCAGGTGTTGCTGAGCAAATCGACTTAAGCTCGGTTGCTCGGTACGGTGGCTATCTTGTGTCGATTGGTACATGGACAATCGACGCAGGTTACGGTGCTGACGACAACCTTGTTTTTGTCACAAGCAACGGTGAAGTTATAGCTTATCGAGGTACTGATCCTGCTTCGGCATCGACGTGGGCGCTCATTGGTGTGTGGAAGTTAGGCACACCCATTGGCAAGCGTTGTATGTTTAAGTATGCGGGCGACTTGCTGATCCTTACGCTAGACGGTCTGTACCCACTAGCGTCTGCCATTCAAAGCTCAAGGCTTGATCCGAGGGTTGCGTTATCCGACAAGATACAGGGCGCGTTTGCTTTAGCAACAAGAACATATCAAGCTAACTTTGGTTGGCAAATTTTCTACAACTCAAAAAACAATGCGTTGTTTGTAAACATACCGATTGCTCAAGGCTCACAGCAGCAACAGTATGTGATGAACAACATCACTAAAGCGTGGTGCAACTTTACTGGTTGGGAATCTAACTGTTGGGAAATCTACTCAGATGACCCTTACTTCGGTGGCAATGGTTTTGTAGGTAAAGGATGGACAACAGACTTTCAAGACGATGCTGCAAACATTGAAGCAATTACATTGCAAGCGTTTAACTACTACGGCTCTCGCGGTGTTAAAAAGTATTTCACTCGCGCAAGACCTAGCATTTTCACTAACGGGCAACCGGCTATCTTTGTTGGTATGAACGTAGACTTTGATGTGTCAGACACGACGGCAGCTTTGTCGTTTAGCCCGCAATCTTTTGGTGTTTGGGATACAGCTTATTGGGATAGTGGTTTGTGGGGGTCAGGCGCAACGATTACGAACAATTGGCAAGGCATTACAGGAATAGGATATTGCGGTTCAATTCAGATGAAAAGCGCAAGCAAAGGCTTGCAGATCGAATGGGCATCGACGGACATTGTTTATCAAACCGGATGGGCAGGTATATAACGAAAGGCCCGGCTATCGGGCATTGGGTAGCTAAGCGTGTTGAAGGCGGCTACTTTGAAGGACGCAGCGAAGCAATAGGACTGTGCAAGGACGATGAGATAGTTGCAG